TATGTTGACGGGGATCTAGGTTAAACTGAGAGTGGTACATAACTTTCGATTGGGGACTAGTGGCTAGTATCCGTGCCCGTCAGCGGGCGGACGGCTCCACGTACCACACTCTGATGTGGCGCGAAGACAGCAAGCAGCGGTCCATATCCTTCGATGACCTGCATGAGGCCGAGCGGTGGAAGCGCCTGCTCGATGCCAACGGTCAGTCGATGACGATGGCGGCTGCTGTGCACGATGACGGGCTGCTTGCCGGCCCCACCCTCAACGAACTGTTCGCCGAGCACATCGAGCAGTTGACGGGCGTTGGCCCGTACATGATCAAGCGGTACAAGGCCGATGTCGAGAACCACTTCGTTGACCTTGGGGCCAGGCGCGTAACCGGGATCAAGCACGAGGACATTGTTCGGTGGATCAAGGGCATGCAGGCGAAGTCATGGAAGGGCAAGCCGATGTCCGCGAAGACAATAGCGAACAAGCACGGGCTGTTGTCGGCGACGTTCTCCACGGGCGTGCGCATGGGGATCCGGCCTGACAACCCTTGCAAGGGTGTGAAGCTGCCTAAGTCCACCGAGCATCAGGACATCATCCGGTTCATTGAGAAGACCGAATGGAGCCGGATCATTGCGCACATGGATCCGCACTTTGTGCCGTTCTTCCAATTGCTCGTCGGCACTGGACTCCGGTTCAGCGAGGCGACAGCTCTAACGCCGAAAGACTTTGACCTTGACGGGCCCACGCCGACAGTCCGCGTGACGAAGGCTTGGAAGGAAGACGGCTCGGGAGGCTACTACATAGGCCCGCCCAAGACTCGCAGGAGCGTCCGCACCGTCTCGCTCGCACCATCGACGGTCGCCGCTATACGAGGCCCCGTAGCGGCTGCTGGTGACAGCTACGTGTTCACCCTCAAGCGTGGGGGAGTGATGCGCTCAGGGTCAACGTACAACCGGGCATGGGAGCCGGCACTGAAGGCTGTCGGCATCCCCAAGGAAGACCGGCCCCGCATACACGACGCCAGGCACACCCACGCTTCCTGGATGATCGCCGCGGGCATGGAGATATTCGCCCTCTCCCGGAGGCTAGGTCACGAGTCGATCACAACGACGATGGACCGCTATTCACACCTGATGCCCGATGCGTTGTTCATCGGGGCGAACATTGCACAGAAGGCGCTAGAGGCTTAGAGCCGCTTGACCTGCCAGTTGTCTTCCCACCTGACGTGATATTCACCGTAGGCTGTCCATTGCCCGCACGGCTACGGGTGTGGGTGGGATCCTGGTGACGCCTTCGCGGGAACGCAGCGCATGATCCATGGCCGCACGCCGCCGCATTGATTCCAGCGATTCCATAGTTCATGTTAAACGCAGAAAAGCCCCGCCACCTTTTCAGGTGGCGGGGCTTCGTTGTGCGCGCGCGGCGCGTCTGGGGCGTTGGGTTCCCTGACGCACGGTGACGATATTACACGGTCGGACTGGATGGTCGCCGGACGGCGCGCGCTTGGTAGGCTCTCAGCATGTTGAGTACATTCCTGGAGGATTGGTCTATGGATCCGCGACGTGACGCGACCGCGTTCGGTGGCAGGTCGCGGGCGTACGCGAGCCCGGAAAGCTTCGCTGTCGCAGATGTTGCCCCCGGGCTGCTGACCATCCGCGAGAACAGTTTTGACATCGATGTGTTCTATGAGCCGGTCGGAGCGGACACAACGGTTGTCATTTTCCATGCCGCGTTGAGCAAACCAGACGTGAAGCTGCCAATGTTCACGGGCAGCAAGGTCACAGCTGACGGTCCGGTTAATCGCATATACATCAGTGACCCCGGGCTCTACTCCGCCCCGTCTTTGACCCTCGCATGGTATGCCGGAGCTAACGGGCTGGTATTGCAGAAGCTACTTCCAGGGATCATCCGCAAGCTGGTTGAAGAGGCCGGCGGGAGTCGGCTCATGTTCTTCGGGGCGTCCGGGGGCGGGTTCGCCGCGATGTTCTACTCAAGGTTGTTCCCGGAGTCCTTGGCGGTCGCGATCAACCCGCAGACGATTCTCCGAGCATTCCCCTCGTTCACGCTGCGCAAGTACACGGAATCCGCCTTCCCCGGGGTCCCGCAGGCCGAAGTCCTTGACCGGTTGATCTGTTCTGACCTGCGCGGGCCGTATGCCGAGGCGTTCACCAACCATGTACTCTACGTCCAGAACACCCAGGACGATCACATGGAGAAGCACCTCGCCCCGTTCTGGGAGGCGGTGGGCGGGAATGATCGCCTGCATGTAAAGCTTGGCGACTGGGGCGACGGCCATAAGCCGCCGCCCACAGACGAAATCCGCGCCATCGTTTCAGGCCTCACCTCCACCCCGGGCAGCTGGGGAGAAGTGCTGAATCGCCTCTACTCGTCAGCCAGCGCCTCTGTGGTGTAGCACCACGCGGCGTTGATCGTGAGACTGTCGCCTGCGTTGGCCAGGGTGGCGCGCAAGCCCATGAGGTAGTCAGACAGGGTCACGTCGTAGGTCCGGTCCACCCGCTGTGATGCAACGGCTGGAACGGCGTCGGTGCTTGAGTAAACGGTTTGCTTGCCCGGGCCGCGGGAGAAGATCGTGTACTCGATTTTGAACGCGGCTGGCGTGTTGGCTGGGATGACGATGGTGCCGGCGGTGGACCCGCCAAACCGGAAGTCAACCGTAGCGGTACCCGCGGTCCCGCCCTTGCTGCCAATGACCACGAGCTTGACGTATCCGCCGGCCCGGGCGAGGGATCCCTGCCGAAGGTTCCCGAACGAGGTGACGGTGGTGGCGACGGTTGAGCCGGTGAGGCTATAAGCGGGGTCGGGCGCGAACGACCCGAGCAGCTTCTCACCGCGACCGCTGAACTTACCAACCGTCGCCTCGTTCTCGTTGGAAACGAATGAGCTGCTGCCCTCAACGTCCCACGGGGTAACGGTGTTGATGTCCGCGGTACCAAACTTCCAGTCAACGCTCAGCGGCACGAATGACGACTGGTTGCGTAGTGTCACACCGTACTGATTGCGATAGATTTTCGTGCTCGTGCCGTTGCCTGTGCATGACCGGGAGAAGTGAATACCGTGCATGTTGTCGTAGATGATTGCCCCGTCAAGGTGCCCGGTGCACAGCTCCTTGGCTTTGATGCCGACCTTGCCGTTACCGCGCAGATAGGTCGGGTTGGCCGTGGCGCCACCGGTCTTGAAGTCGCGGACGACGCTGAACAGTTCCATGATCCCGTACTGGGTGTTGTTCTCCGAGACGCACCCGTCCATGCGGTACTTCGTGTGGTTCATCACGCGGAACCCGATGTCGTTCCCCGAGGCCCATACGTTTGAGTACCAGATGTCACAGTGCGTGGCAAAGTCGATAGCGGGGACTTCGGCGGTCAAGTAATTCTGCACCTTGACATCTTTGATTCCGATGTTGAGGTAGTCGCTGCCGCCGATTGCCTTCGTGAATCCGGTGGTGCCGGGGTCGAAAATGGCGGTTGGCGTCACGCCCGCCGCGACGGTTGGACCGTAAATCCAAATCCGGTTGATGGACTGCTGCCCGGTAATCGCCTGGTCGTTGTAAGTTCCAGCGGCGAGTCGCACAATCCAGTTGCCTTGCAGAACCGGCCCGTAGTTCGTGAAGGCGCTGAAAGCATTAGACAGCAGCTTCATCGGTGCGCCCGGAGTCAGTCCGTCATTAGTTGTGCTGCCCGCAGGATCAGCATAGAGCGTGTTGGTCTGGGCGTAGGTGGGGCTGGGGTAGAAGGTAATGCCGTCGCGGGTGATGCGCCCGTTGCCGGTGTGCCGGACCTTGTGCAGGTTCGGGATGGTTCCGGTTGACGGGTATGCGCCATTGGGCCAATGGAGGCTGCGACCGTCAGCGTATGCCGCGGCGACCGCAGCGGCAGCGTTGGGGTAGTCCGTGGCGTTGTAGGACAAGTCGCCCTTGCCGACTTTTCCGCCCAGTGCAGTGGCGGTTGCGGCGGCGTCAGGGTAGGCGGCGTTGAGCGCCGCCGCCGAGAGCCTGGCGGGAAGGTTCCCGTCAAGCACTTTCACGGCGGGGCGGAGGGTGAAGTCATTGCCCACGGAGAGCAAGCGGTCAGTCATGTGATTTCCAATCGGTTGCGGGCATGGGCTTAGCCCCAGCTCATATCCACGGCGTCGAACCGCACGGAGTCTCCAGAGACGCCGACGCTTGATTCGACCGTGAGGTTGGTGGCGGATGTCATGGCGTTGGTCATCTGGGACGATGCGAGCCGGACGTTGTCGCCCAAGTGCCGGCAGGCGCGGAGGGTTACGAACTGTTTGGCCGTGTCGTAGAAGAACGCCGTGACCTCGGCCTCGAAGGGGCCCGTCTCAGCCGCCGTGAATGTCGCACTGACCGGCAGGGACGCGCCAAGTCGGATCGTGAGAACCTTTGTCCCGGCTGTTCCGATCAGCTCCCCGTAAACCCTGAGCACAACACGCTTCGGAGTCACGACAGAGTTGACCGCATCCCGCCAAACCATGCCCGCCATAGTGGCCGTGTAGACCACCGTGTTCCCCAGGCTGGCGACCGTCTGGTTGGGGAACTCGGTGTCCGCCACTTTCATGGACGTGGAATAGCTTTGGTTGATGCTGGTGAAGACCCGGCTTGAATCGGCGCACTGGGAGCCGCCGGAAAGGACGATCTTCGAGCCGGATTCGTCGGCGCCGGTCCCGAACGTGTTGGCCGCGGTGAGGAAGAAGTGGCTGTTGCCGAGGCCGCGAATGTCAACCTTGTTCCGCTTGAAGCTGGAGCCGTCCACGTTGGCCCGTGAATTGACGTTCATGTGTACGCCGTAGTCGCAGTCCTCGAACGTGGAGAAATCGACGTGTCCGGTGCAGCTTTCCTGTGCGAACACGCCAGAAACGCAGTTGTAGAAGTACGGCCCGTTCGTCAGGACGCCGGCGCTTTGGACGCCGATGCTGTGTCGAGCCTGCATGAGGCCCCGGTAGCCGCCGCCGTTGCCGCTGCGCAGGTTCTTCGCCACGTCGTTCGCGGTGTCGCCAAGGTAGCCGCAGCGCTGGAAGATGCCGCCCTTGATGTCGCCCTTGCCGGTCTGGTTGGTGAATCCCCAGTAGCAGTCCGTGAAGTGGCAGTTGATGAGGAACGTTTCGCGCACCGTCTCGGAGGTCTGCACGCCCGCGCTGGCCGTGGTGCCGTTGTAGCCGATGAAGTGGATGTTGCTGATGATGAAGCTGGCCTTGACGTCCACGAGTTTGATGGCTGCGGCGGAGATGTTGTAGCCCTCGGTGATGATCGCGGTGGGCACGTTGGGGTGGTTGACGATGGGGCCGCGGATGGTGACAGGGTTTGCGGCGTCAAAGCCAACGGGAACAACGGTACGGTCGGACCATGTTCCAGCCGCGAGCTGCACGGCCCAGAAGCCCCTAAGCACGGGCCCGTAGTTCGCCAGTGCGTTGACCGCTACGCCAACTTTGCGGAAGGGGGTGGCTGGGCTGAGTCCGTCGTTAGTGTCCGCTGCGCCCGATGTCGCGACGTACAGCGTGTTCGCCTGGATTCCGCTGGGCGCGACGTAGAACGTGTCGCTCCCATGCTTCACCGCGCCCTCGCCGGTGTGCTTCACGCTGTGGAAGTTCGCGATGTTCACCGTTTTCAGGTACGTTCCGGCAGGCCAATACAGGGAACGGTTCGCGGAGATGGCGGCGTTCACGGCGGACTGGATCGCGGCCCCGTCATTGGCGACACCGTCACCAACGGCGCCGAAGTCCTTGACGTTCAACACAAGGTCACCCTTGGCAACCTTGCCGGCAATCGCGGCGGTGTTGATGCCGGCAGGAAGGTTGTTGTCGCCGACCAGTACGGAATGGGCGAGGTAGTTGTCATCCCCAACGGAGACTAGACGATTAACCAACTGGTCACTCTCCGATCAGGTAGAAGCCGGCGTTGACCGGGTCTTCGTGGAATATCGAGGTTTCGGCGATGAAGTATGTTCCGGGGTGGAAGTCATCTTCGATGATTCCCGGGCCCCCACCCATGCCGGCCTGGATGTTTGCTTCTGCCTGCCCGAGCCTGTTGAGTGTCTTGGCGAGGAGTGTTTCGGAGGTTTCGGCGTTCGCGGCAATGACGTTGTCGCCGTTGCGGATCGCGTCGTTTCCGTCCGGCTTCTGGAACCCGAGCGGGGTGGTTACTACAGCCATAGCGGCTCTCCTTAAATGCGAAAGGCCCCCACGAGGAGGGCCGCTGATGGTCTATTGGGGTCAGGCTGCGTGCCGGGCGGCGGGGGTCGTCTCTGCGTTGGTTGCGGACGGGTTGCCGTCGGTCGCGCCGGACGCCACGGAAGTCAGGACGGACAGGAGTGCGGCGGTGCCGGCGAGCCCGAGCAGGGCGGGCCAGTCAAGCGCCATGATGCCGACGGTCCCGGCGCCGATCAGCAGAATGAGAGTCTGCGCGGCGGTCTTCACGGCACGCTCAGTAGCGGCCTTCCAAAATGCGAGAGTGAACATTACTTGCCGCCCTCCGTGTAGCGGGCGGCGGCGCGGGCGATGTCGTCAGCCTGCCCACGGTCGATCAGCTTGCCGGTGTTGCGGGCATCCACGCCATCGACCGTGCGCGAGGTGGACGCCTTCACGATGGATTCGGCCTGCACAGGGTTGATGCGAACCTTGTTGTCCAAGGCCTCCAGCACTCCGGCGAGGACACGCCTTGTCGTCTCGGCCACAATGTCCTCGGCCTGGTTCTTGTCGATAAGTCCGCCCATGAAATCCTCCTCGGATTCGGTTGCTGCTGTGGCTGCTTGTGGTTTGATGTCGCCTTGTGCGGCGACTGGGGCGCCGATGATGCTGCGGGGGTTGATGCGCCCGTAGGTGCCGTTCTGGAAGTCCCAGCCGTCAGGCATGACTTCCCAGTGCAGGTGGGGTCCTGACGTGGCGGATCCGCTGTTGCCGGAGTAGGCCACGACTTCGCCCTGTGCTACCCGCTTGCCCGACAGGACGGGGGAGCCGGAGCAGTGGGCGTACTGGCTGAGATAGTCGCCGTAATCAACGGTCACAACGAACCCGGCGAACGAAGGCTCAATCCACCACGGGTTGTCGCTGTACTTCCCGGTGAATGGGCCGACGTGAACGACAACGCCGTCAGCCATTGCGACCAGCGGCGTCCCGATGGGCACGGCGATGTCCTCGCCCGTGTGCCCGCCGGCAGGGTTGTAGCCGCCGGGGTTGGTGCCAAATGGCTGCGAGGTCCAGCCCTCAGTAGTGGGGGGAATGTAGCTCATGCCTACTCCTGCTCGTCTGGTTGCTTTTCGAGCTTCGGCCATGGGCGTAGCTCTTTGTCCGTGACGCCATGCTCGGTGCAGTCGCGGCGTAGTTGGGATGCGTACTCTTCGATGCGGCGCCGGTTGCGTGCTTCACGGTCTGCCCTGTCACGTTCCTTCTCGGCGTCCGCCCATGCCTCGTTGCGCTGGTCCTTGAGGCCCACGTTGCGCACACGCTCACGGCCAGCCGTGCCGTTGAAGTACTTCACCGCACCGTTCACGAGGGCTACCAAGAACGCGCTGACGCCCGCCGAGCCTAGGACCGCAACGATTAGTTGGGTTGTTTCCACTAGGGCCTACTTTTCTGGGTCGTAGGCGTAATGCCGTGTTTTGACGAGCCGGGCGGCGAACGCGAGGATTGCGAAGATAACGAAGCAGGTTGTGGCGACTCGTAGGCTGATCTGCGTCACTGGGGTGCCGAGGATTGCGGCGCCGTAGATTGCCATTGCGAACATGCAGAGGATCGCGCCGGCCCGCTCAAGCCACCAGATGCCTTGGAGTACGGTCGATAGTCCGATGCCGCCGCCGATGACGAGCATGCCAGCCCAGCAAGCGACGAGGAGTTGCCCGATGGACGACTGGATCGTGTGGGGCGGGTCGATGACTACGGCGGCGCCCATGACGGCAACAGCTAGGTAGACGAAGAAGTAGATTGCGGACAGGCGACGAGGTTCCTGCACTCTGAGCCACAGGTTGTGCAGGACATCGACGGCCTTGTTTCCATTGCGCATAGTGTGCCTCCCGGCGTGTTGTGACCTGCCGGGTTGGCGGTCGTATAGGGTGGGGCTGTGTGGCCCTGGAGCGCAAGTCCGGGGTCACACTTTTTGGGGTTAGATGTACCAGCTCACCGATATGAACATGGTGTAGCCGGTTCCGAGGTTCACGGAGCCGCCGGACGTAGAGCGCCCAACGAGGACGCCGCCCGTGTTGATGACGAGCTGCGGGCTGGAGTTGTAGACGCCAAGGTTCGTGTTCACGGTCCCGGAGAAGAACGCGTTGTCAGACGGGCGGAACCCGGACGGCACAATCGAAGAAGTCAGGACCGTGTCGGCGGTATTGATGAGCATCGGCGGCCCGGTGCGGACAAGCTGCAACGTCGCCGTGACCTGAGCCAGGCCAGTAACCACGGTCCGCAGATACGCGCCACTGATCGACCACAGCCCGTCAGGCGTGACAGGCGCGGACGTGATGACAGGCGAGCGTGTCCATGCCGATCCGTCCCACACCTCCGTGGGCCTACCCGTCACATCAAGGCGGCGCACAGCAAGCCCGTTGTACTTCGTCAGTGAGTCGCGCGCTCCCTGGTTGGCGACGTTGACCGTCACGTTCGCGGATTTGAACGCGCTGGCAACGTCTTCGGCAAGGTTGTACGGGTCGCCGTTGGTGAAAACCTGGACGCCGTTTTCAAGTGTTTGCATTAGCTACTCCAAGAGATAATGAGCTTGCCGAACTCGGGATTGTCTAGCCGCGACTGGAACCCCACGTAGGGGTCGCCTG